AACATCTGAGTCTTGGAAGAAAGAAGATGAATAACCAATCGCATCTGCGGATACCTGACGCTTCTTCATTTTCCAAAGAAGAACCTGGGTGGACACCACAATTGGAATATTAGCTTTCTGTGCTAAGCGCTTTAGATTACGAGTAATACTTGTCAAAGCTTGCGGAGTATTTGACTCACCGCTTGCCTCATCGACCATAAGATAAACACCGTCAACAAATACGATGTCTGGCTTGATCTTCTCAATCTTTGCAGCCAAACCCGTGACCGTCATTGCAGAGGTACTATCTGTCAAGTAAAACTTCTGCATGGTTTCCATACGCTCTAGAGTTGCTTTGTATCTTTTCTCTTCGTCTAAGTTTAGATTTCCTCGTACCAAACGAGAGTGTGCAATCTTGGCACGCATAGCATCGTGACGATGTTGCTGCTCAATGTTACTCATCTCAAAAGACTGAAACATTGGGACGTGCCCATCCTCGTGTACGTTAACAGCAATCTGCATAGCAAGGACTGACTTACCAGTCTTAGGTGGTGCAATGATTGTAATCAGCTGCCCATTCTGTAAACCGGCTGTGGCCTCATCAATAGTTCTAAACCCTGTGCGGTAACCAAGCAAAGCACCATCACGAGTTTTAATATCTAAGTACTCTTGGTAACGCTTGTCGGGATCTTTAGTAAGGTCAACGTCACTAGACTGAGTGGCACCCTCGTCATAGATAGTTGCAATGCCAGAACTCATCTCTGCAATTGCACCATCGTGATTACCGGAAGCAATAAGCTCTGCAGCAGACTGAACTACCTCTATAGCTTTCTGACGTCTACGGTACTCTACTAACTGATCGACAAGGTAGTCTAGTGAATCCTCTACAGCGAGCAACCGGTACGTAGGAAAGTTATCTTTAACAGTTACTGCACTTGGGATCTCTTGGTAACGAGTCCAGTGAGTACGTATAAACTTCCAGACAGCACGGTTCTCATCTACAAAGAACCAACTATCGTCTACTCCCTTTTCTAAGGCAGGGATAATTTCCCGAGTCCTTACGACTCGAGATATTAATCTCTCTTCATTATCTGCTGCCACCAGCTGCCCCCATATCTAAATACCAATGCCCATAACGTAGACTACGTGAGGGTATATCAATTACATGCTTTAACTCTGGCCTATACGGTAACTCTGCAACAAGATCTGCAGGAACTCTGTAAGCCTTGGCATAGTTAAAAGGGTTAGTTCCAAGATTGTCTAGATCTTCAAGAACCTCATCCATTTCTTTTTGAGAAAAACCATACCCTACTAATTCTAACTTGTAGGAGTTGCTTTCTGCAAATCGCCAGAATAAAGATAACGACTGTCTATTGTACGTAGTTTCCTCACCACTGACCGCCACACCAAGTACCTTTTTAAAGGTGGGCCTGCGATCAAGGATGCAATCCAAAGTAACCACAACCCGCATAGGAGTTTCATTTGATATATCGCCCCCTCGCATCTTTACAGTACTTCGATCTTGCCGTACTTCAATAAGAAATCTCTAAACATAATAGGATCTAAACTTGCTAACGCTGCATCGGTCTCAGGCGCCTTGTTAGAGATCTCTACTGGGTATACTCCAAAGTTGCTTTTCATCTTATCTGAAACGTACCTGGTGTGCTTGCATGAATTTCGTGTGTTAAAGCCTTCGCAATTACAGCGCAGCTTTCTATTATCAACGTTAATCCAAACCTCATGCGGTCCAGAGTCAGATAAAAACAATTGCGTAACTTGCCATGAACTCATAGTAGTTTCCTTCATCCTCGTCTGTCCCCCTGTGGCGCTTCTACTTCGATTGGTATGAACGCTTCCATAGCAAAGCTTCCCATAGGTGAGCCATAAACACTTCCCCAATTCTCAAGAGGAACGTTTGTAGTTACAATCGTTGGAAGCCCTGCGTTAAATCTTGAACGTAGTAACGCATCAAAGGTGTTCTCTGCCCAACCTGATGCGGTTCTATATTCCTTGCCAATATCATCTAAAACAAAAACTCTTACATTATTCATTCTATCCGAGTCACCATATATGCCGTCAAGTAGGGTTTGAGTTGCCTCATCTTCGTCAGAGAACTGAGACTTCTGAAGTCTCAAAAGCTTTGGATAGTCCATAAACCCGCCTATGCGTTTTGGATAGCCTCCAGGGATACCTAAGACGTCTGCTGGAATACCCCTAATAAGGCTCTGCAGGGCCGTAGAAGCCATTGTAGTCTTTCCGTGACCTGGATTACCCACCAGCATAATTCCGAGTCCGCAGGACGGGGATCCGGCCTTTTGGATAATCTCCCCATTGACTACTCTGGCTACCCATTTCTTGACAGCTTCAAGAGCGGGTGTGGGATCTAAATCAGAAAATTCTTTCCCAATGGTTTTCATTGGAAGACCGGCCTGTACGATTTGCTTGCGGATGCTTGGGGCTTCTTTAGACAAGTCGTACATTATTCTCCCTCTAGTAGTCGCATCATCTTTTCTTGATGTGCTTTAAATTTATCGGTTGAATATGTTGGTTGCTCTGGTTTCTTGACAACTCCCTGAATTGTTGGGTAGTATGAAAAGAATCGTTGCCATAGTGGCTTACCGATACCAAGATCATTTAGGTTGCGTGGATCCGCAAAGAACATACGCATAGCCTTTAGAACTTCATAACGCTGTGTGCCTTCGCCAACCTGCTTGTTGATCCAAGTAGCCAGGTACTTGTTGTTAACTTGGCTGGACGTATTTGGTGCAGCCTTCTCAACTAGGTCATAGAACTCTGCGATCAAGTCTGTAGTAGACCACAGCTCTTCTGGGGTATTGATTCTATCCTTGCTGTCACGCTGAGCCTTTACAGGCTTCTTGTACTTAGCGTTGAGACGAGCCTGGCGATCTTCAATCTTACCGATGGTTCCGGTGGCAGGTTCTTCTTGGCCTCGTTTTACCTTAGGAGCTTCTTCATCCCCGTCAAGATTCCAAACCATCTCTTCTCCTTCTTGGGGCGCAGCCCCTATAGTTAAAGATACGTTAGTATCTTTAACTATATTAGTACTAGTAGTTATATCACTAGTAGCTGTATAGTTGTCTATGTATAGGTGCCCTGAAAAGCCGTTGTCGGTAGAAAGTAGCTTTTTAGCCTCATCTGTGAACTTTAGACGGGCAATCCACTGACCGTTATTCTGTACCCGGACAGACTTAACGTACTTAAGATCCTTTAGTTCATTGATGGCAGACTGAAGCGCATCCCTACCTTCAGGGAATTCTTTGGTGCTTCGTAATTCGTCAGCCGAAATAACCCGACCCTTTTCAACAAAGTAATAGAAAAGTGATCTGGCTCGTAAAGATAACTTTGGGTTAACAATTGGTCGTAGCATATTTAACCCTCCCTCTTTATCTATACTACAGCCTATCCACCTTGTTTGGCAAACCGCGGGCTTGTCGTGGTGATATGCCGGTTAATACTTGCTCTGTAGCAAGAGAAAGGGTGAGGCCTACAAATGTAGATGCCAGCGTATACATAAGTATGTGTAGCAAAGGGGCGCCTAGATTAAGGCAGGCAAGTAGACTGAAGACTAAAGCTAACAGTCCTCGCCACTTACCTAGCGGTTTGATTAAACTTTCTACAGCTGTTAAAATACATGCCGTAGCTAATCCCGCAATTAATACTATGCCCATAGATCTATTCTATTCTCTAAATACAACTCTGTCAATGTCGAAGGCTTGCCCTGAGACATAGGTTGTTGGACTAAAGTTAATACGAACAATCGCATATGCTGCCCCTGTTATAGAGCTAACTGGGAATGAGTTTCCAATATATGCCCAACGCTCTGTATGGGTAATGGTTGCAGTCTGAGTTCTAGCAGCAGTTGTGATAACAGTGTTGTTGTTACCCTCAGCATCCTTTGAGTTTGTTGTCTTGTTATTAGTAATGTTGTCCTGATAAACAACAATAACATTGTCATTAAGGTCATAGTAATCTACTACTAACGAATAACTACCAAGTGAGTCAGAGTTAACTGGACGTACCGCAATTGAAGTATAGTATCCAGCATCTGGATTTAAATAAATCTTTCCAGTTTTAATGCCAAAAGGTATCGCAGAACTTGATCCGGCTGTAGTGACTCGACAATACCCTTGACCATGAGTTACGTTGTCTGCAACTAAGGTTCCCGCAGCAATTTTTCTAACTAAAGTAGAATTAACTGCTTCCCAACCTAAAAGACTAAGTTCAAAAGAAGACGAAGGAATTTTTGCTCCAGGGAGATCCTCGTACAACGCAGAGTTAACACCAGGGTTAATTCCCCAGCTAGCACCTAGTGGCATGTAGTTACTTAAAGTGTCATACAAACGACTAATCTTTGCGTCATAGTTAGAGAAATAACTGCTCTTACCGCCACCAATACTTTGTACTTTACTTGCCCAAATAGTTTTTCCAGAAGTAACAGGGTTAGGAATAGCAAAAGTAGTGCCTAAAGTAATATCTAAATATTGACTTACTACTCGACCATAATCTGCTTGTACACCATCAATATGAAAAAACGTAGAAGTTGATCCAGCCGTGTTGGTTACGGACAGTGTAAAAGGAACAGTAGTTTGTCCAGCAGTTAATTGAACTACAGTATGAATTCTTTTCCAACCGGTAGACTCCGCAGCAGAAACCGTAAAAGTACTAGTTCCCAAAGTGTAAGTAGCTTCTGCTTTACGGACATACATAGATATAACAAAGTCTTCTCCACCAACAGCTGCTAAACCAAGATAAGCAGTGCCAGTTAAAGATCCTGTAGAACTATAAGTTAACTTTCCAAAATACGTTCCAAACTTAGGGCCTAAAGAACCATCTGAAGTAATGCGAGTAAGAGTTCCACTATCTGCAGTCCAGTCTGTAGTATTAGTTTCAAAGCCAGAGTTACTCATATAATTGTAAAGTTCTTTTGTCTCCCACTTACAATCTGCTGGGGCATAATACTTTTGAGTTATGGGGTTAGAGATAACTTGTCCGCCGTCTCCAGAAAAAAATGGATCTACAATAGAAGACTTTTCAAGCATACCGCCGTCTAGCCAATAGCTGTCTCCTGCAACATTATCTGTAGAGTAAAAACTAACCTTTACTAACGGATTTCCAGCATCTTTAGAAAAAGGAGGCGTAACACCTTTAATGTATACTTGAGTAGGTACAGTAGTTGATAGGGTAAAAGGGTCGCTATCAACAATATAAACATCTGTAGAGTAGTACTGACCATCAACATCAGATAAAATTGCTGATTGTAGTTCTCTAGTAGGTTGATTAGAAAACTCTAACCGCACCTTTATAGTTCTAGCAGCTGAACCTAGCATGTAAGCACTAGCAATAATTTCTTGTCCAGGTTCTATAGCAACCCAATCAGATATAAACCCTGTAGTGCCGGTTGCTGTAGAGGTTAACTTACCTACTGTAGTTCCCTTAATAAGGGCTGCAGTCTTTATAGTGTCTTGACTTAAAGAACCATTTAAAGCTGTCCAAGAACTTAAACCGTATTCCATTTCAGGATTAAAGAAATAGTTTTCTTTTTCTCCAGCAACGTCTACGTATATTTTACGGGCATCCTCATACATAAAACTATGTTCTGGTTCTGAAAGCTGAAACATATCAAAGCACACAATGTTAGATGTTGATGACGCAGGAGTTACTGTAAGAGTAATTTTAGCAAATCTAGCGGTTAAAGGAGAAAGTTTTCCGTTTCTTCCAGAATCAGAAACGCTAGTAAACTCAGCAAAAGACGTAGTTGTTGTAAGTGCTGTTCCTGCAGTAGTGGTTCCAAGTGAGTTCCCAAATTGATCATACCAAGTAATAGTTGCAGATACGGTTGTTGCTACTGCAGTACGCCTAGCGTAACCAGAAAATACGTATCGTGTGTTTCCCTTAATAGGTATGCCGTTAGTTTTAATATCAAGACCTGAAGCAGGCAAAGACATAGTTATTGGTGTTGTAGCTGCAGTAACTAACTTACCATAACTCCTGACTCTTACAGGAGATGTTAAATCAGTAAAAGGTGTTGGTGCAGAAATACCTGCTTCTGCATAAGTAATTGAAGAAAGCGTTCCACTGGAAACACCCCATCTTCCAATTGACTGCTCAAAAGAAGAATCATTGTAATCAAGCATTAAATTATGACCAAGACGATAAGTTGCACCCCAATGTGTAAGGGCAGTTGTATAAGTTGTTAGGCTTTGAGAAGTACCCTTACGAGAGTTAATGATGTTACCTGTTGCAGCAAGAGACCTATTGTAGGTATCTCCTAAAGCAGCTTCGTATTGAAGGCCTAAGCTTGTAGTTTTTGCATTTAACAGCGTGCTCGGAGTATAAAAAGCATCAAAAGAGTTTACTAAAATACTTCCTTGCACTCGCATATAATCATACATAAAAGAAAACACACCTAAAGTGGTTACTAAACTATTATTGTTATAAGTTGATAGGCCCTCTCCAATACCCTCTACAGAGTTAAGCCATGCTTTAGGTAACCAAGAAGAGAGTTTTATTAAAGAGTTTTTTTCTCCAACTAAAATTGCATACGATGTTCCACAAAATTTCCACCCTGATCCATTAAATAACCAGATAGAATAAGAAACTTCTACGTCTTCTATATCTGTGATAATATCTGTAAAAGAGGTACTTATAGATGAGTAGTTTCCACCAGCTAATACGATTCCGGTACCAGGATCATCTACGCTTCCAGCGTAACTTTTAACTAAAGCCCAATGTGATGGGGCTGGATCGTTAGGGTCAGGCACAATTGGACTCCAAACAACCCTAATTGTTTGATAATCTACTGAAGTTGCAAAAATATTTGATTGATAGTAAACACCTACTACCGAAGTTACACCGTAGCGTACTCCAGAACCATACTTTCGCGTACCATATTTTGCCATTTATTAAATGCCGCCAGATACTGTAGTAACTAAACTAGTAGAAAGCATATATGGAATCTCATTTGCTGCAAGCGAGATAGTTCCTACTGAGCCAGAAGCATCTTTAGACAGCTGAGTTACAGTAGCTGATAGCACCCCTGGAACATTTTGAATTGCAGATGTAACTGTAGATATTGGAACTACTTTACCAAAAATGTTGTTGTCGTAATAAAACAAACCGTTTTCACCAAGCAGTGCTTGATAAATACCTTGTTTTACGTCTGCATTTCTCCATGCAGAATCTGCCGTAACAGTAGCTGTTAAGTAAATTGGTACGTAAGTTGGTGGTAGTACACTTAAGGTTGTTCCAGCTAAAATTTTATCTGACATATATCTTTCAACGTCGTATGAAAGATTAGTCCAAGCAGATGTTGGGGTCAAAGATACGGCTAGCCCACCAGCAACATACGCTGTAGTAAGAGTGCTAGCTACTGTAAAAGTTACTGTTGAAGGAACTGAAGTAATAACAACGTTTTGTAAGTTATAAGCAACAGGATCAACACCTGAAATATTTACGTTGTTTCCAACAGCAAAGCCATGATCTGTGTCTGTAGCAAAAGTTATTGCTGTGCCAGTTGTGGCAATACCGATAATTGTTGCTTGTGGATACCCTGGAGCCGCTTGTCCGTCATTCAAAGGTTGAACGTATAGATTAACATTGGTATATACGCTTGATGCTGCATTAGCTTTTCCTACTCCTTCAGCAAGAGTTGCTAAGTAAGAAAAATCTTCTAGAGTTACAGCTCTACGACGTGTCGATACCGCAGCTTTAATTTTATTTTTAATATTAACTAATGTATCTCCATCAGTACCGCCTGATGCTGGAGCGCTATTAGATACAGTAAAATAAGAAGTAATCTGTGGATCTAAATTACCTGGAAAAAATGTAAGTTCTGTAATAGAAAGTGACTTAATATTTCCAGCTGATCCAACACTTACTTTATATGTTGCACTTATAAGCTGTCCACTTGCAGGAATAGCTCCATTTACATTGTCGCCAAATACAACGTCTATTGTCCCATCCTCATTTGGTGTTGTAGTAAACACTCTGTCATTAGGGCCAGATTCAAATAAGTTATCTACGTAAGTCCAGCTACCAAAAGCAACTCCTTGACCTACATATACTGTAATAGAATTATTTACAACTCCAGCTTCAGGAATAGTAAACGATTGAGTAGAGCGACCATCTGATGTGCCAAGGTTAGCTGGCAAAGCAATGTTAAATGTGCTGTCGATTAAGTCTGGCTTGTCAGTGTTTACTGTTTTTCCTTCTTGGCATGGAAGAGTAATTGATGCGCCAGGAACAATTGCTGTAGCTGAAGTAGTAGTTTCAAAATACACTTCAGAATACGCACCAAAAGAAAGAGGTGCCATAACCTGAGTACCGGCTGGGATATCAATCGTATTGTTACTAATGTTAGTAAAGGTTACGTTTACTGTAGCTGGAGTTGGTCCTGAGATTACATAATCATAAAGCTTGGCAAAGGAAAGCAAAGTTTTGCGTTGAATAGCCGTATCAATAGTAGTTTCATTTGCAATACGGTCTAGATAGTGAGACATGATGTCACCCATATAGGCAAAAGTTTCAACCAACACGTTACCTAGATCAGAATAGTCAGTAGGGTCCCAAGTAGTATTGGTACGCTCTTTGATTAGCTCAACTAAGTCTGCTTTTAGTGCAGCAAAATCTCTAGATGTATAGTCAATTTGCATTATCTTAATACTCCTCTGTCGTAGTTCCGTTATAGTTAATTGTTGCAGTATTAATTGTTAGGGATGTAAGTGTATCATCTGGAAGTTTTAAAGACACAATGACGTTTTCAGTCCCATCTATATTTTCTCCAGCAAAATCTACTGAGGTTACACTAACCTGTGGAATCCACCTTGAAACTGCCTCAGATATAGCTATAGGAATAGCAATTCTAGCGTTACTATTGTTTTCAAATAAGGTTCTGCTCCAGTCAACCCCATAGGTTGGAAGCATTGGCCGTTGTCCTACGTAAAACGATAGCAAGGTTAGTACCCTATCTAAATAAATTTTAGCAGTAGACTCTGTATATTGGGTTACTCCAGAAGGGCTAATAGTATACGGAAAACTAATTGCTCTACTCATGACTGTACTCCTATCCATACTGGGTAATCAGGATCTCCTGCAATAAACATAACCCACACTAATTGGTTTACTGTTGGTACAGTCCTGTGAAAAGTGTGCTCTGGAACCTTATTGCTAGTAGATGAGCTTGTAGTTCCTGGAGCACTAAGTCCGCTAGCAGTAGTGTATAGGCTGTTCTCTAAAGCGTCTGTGGTAGATGTAGGTGAAGATACTACAACGTTTTTATTTACCATAGTTTTAGTAACGGTGTGGGGGTGATTTAACTGCCCTCCACCGCTTTTAGCTACTACTGTCAAAGCTGGTACAGCGATAGTGTGAGAGTCACCCCTACTATCGGTTCCCGAAATATTGACGGCAGTGGTAGTAAGTAGGGCTGCAATCTGTGCGGCTGTATGAGGTTCATGATCTGGATGATAAGAAGAAGATGTTATAGGCAAACATGCGGGAGCCCAGTTATGAGACTCAACTCCTGTAGGACCATGAACTAAAACTTGAATTCTATTTTGTTTTAAAGGATCATTAACACTAGTTACCTGACCAGAATAAATTCCATAAAAACGAGGACGACCTTGTGGATCCATCATGTACTCAGAATCATTACTCACTTTAATACCCTCCCACTACTAGTAGCAACCCATTGTACCGTCTTTTTTATTCCACTAATATTTGGGGATGTATCTTTAAATGGTGTGGCCCCAGGAATTTTTGGAACAGCAACTTTAGATACGTTTTGGACTGCGGTTTTAGAAGTGACCCCATATTTTGGACTAACCGTAGACGCATTAGGAGAAAGGTTATATTCGCTAAGCTTAGAAGGAGCTGCAACTAAAGATTGATTAGCAAAATCGCTTTGTACATCTCTAGTGTCAGCCCTATCTTTAGCCTTTGAATCTACTTCTCCTATAATATCTGTACCTACTTCAATATTCATTAAATACTTTGCTACTCGACCACCAAAAATGTGTTCTACAGAAAGAACTGTCCAGTACCCGGACATTCCGTTTGGAAGACCATCTAAGTAAATAGGGTCATAGGGACGAAGAGTCGCATGACCTACAATAGTTACTTTTGCTCTGTGTTGATACTTTTTAGTGTCGCTATAAGACTTAGCTATTTGTTTAGAGATAGTTAAATCTTTAACAACTTCATGAGGATAATGAGTTTTAAAAATTGCTGTTTGCGTACCATCAGACTTATTAGTTGAAAAGTTAGCCATTATTAACTCAACTTCTTTACAAAAAACGCTTTGTTTGGAATAACTACTCCAGCATTTCCTGGTGCAGGTGCGGTATGAGTGTGGGTAGCCTTAACTGCTGCCCCTGTATTAGTGTTAACTCCACTAACAACTCTGTCTATACGGCTCGAATTCTCTGGAGCTTGATCAGAAATTAATGGTTCAAAAGAAAGAATAGTGCCTGTCATACGAAGAGAGGCAGGGACTACACCACCAATTTCATCATCAACGTAACTAAAATAAGGTGCAGAGTTTTTTTGACTTTGATAGATTTTATTTTTAGATACAAAAATTATAGTTGTGTTTTCAGTACGTAAAGCAAACCCATTTTGCTTAGCTAAACTTCTACAAAGTTGCCAGTCACTTTGACCAGATTGAGATATTTGAGCACGAACTCTAGGGTCTCTTTGTGTGACAGCTTCTAAACTATTCTTCTTAGCAATTTTAGAAATAACCTGGTCTGCTGTAACATTTTTATAGATCTTTTGATCAGTATTTTTTAAAACCCAAGAAGCCCCTACACATACAATATCTGTATTGCCACCTTTATGAGAATTGTCCTGAGCTACATGGTGAACATATCCATTCCAAGTAGACTTAAGTTTTCCTGACCGATAGGTAAAAACTATAGGGTCTCCAGACACAATAGCATTTTTTCTATTAGTAGGTTTACCTTTATAGTGAAGCACTAAACGATCATGTTCATCAGGATCTTGATGCAGTTCAGCACCAATTAAGATAAGTTCCATGTCGGGCGCTTTAGGAAAAGACGCAGCAAAATCACTATCTTTTGCATTAGATCTCCATACAAAATTCTTTTGTGCAGGAGTTGCTGAGTAATTAGTTGCCATATGGAACCCGCAAAATAGTACCTTCTACAATATCAAATGGGTCTAGAATCTCAGGATTAATATCCAAAATTTCCCACCAATATTTAGCTCCTACACCAAATACCTCAGAAAGACTGGAAAGACTATCCCCATCTTTCCAAGTATATGTAATGTAATTAACTTCTTTGCTATCAGAAAAACGTCTAAAAACAGAGATGACGTAACCATCTTTGTATTTTTCTGGAGTCTGTGTTAAAGAACCATCGTAATATCTAGAAACTCTTTCTATCATTTTTATCCCCCCTGTGGAGTACTAGCTAGGTATTCTTTAACGGATGATACAGAAGCACCTGTTCCAAAGGCTTCCGTCTCATTCCAAAGAGCTGGGTAACGAGCAAATGTAATGCTAACAGTGCTCAGCATAGGCACCATGTTTAAATCAAACATAGCATGGTTTACTTGAAAGCTTGCCACAGAACCATAATACCTTAAGTTTTCATTTAATACTAACCAGCAAGGTACTCCAGTAGTATAACCAAAATCAGCAGTAACACCTTTATATTTAGTGCTTAGTAATAAAGATTCCTTTAAAGGATCGCCATTTAAAACTCTATATAAAAATTCAATATCGTACTCTGTACCTCGATTTAAAATACCTTGTTTTTCAATTTCATCAAGATCTCTTCCATAGATTTGTTTTTCAGAAAGAGTTGGGTTTTTTAAACGCAAATATTTTAAGTCAGGGATACGATTAATATATACCTCAAAATTAACTGAAGAGTTACCTGTAAGCAGGGTAGCAGGGTCACTAGCTCCCAATGTCCAGTCTACAGAATTATTAGAAGAACTACTGTAGCCAAACGTAGTTGGGTTATACATAAATCTAAAACCCCATTGATTAGTCGAACCTTTAGACGATACTAACTCTTTTAGTTTGTCTGGGTTTTTATTTAAAACCGCAGCGCTATTTATATCTTGAAATATTCGTCCACGATCTTTTTCTGAAAAAGCTGGTACAGTATTAAGAGCATCGTTAGTACCGTAGTTAGTTCGCTCCCCATAAGAAATATTTCTAGCATCACGATGTGGAGGAGGATTCCATCTAGTATCTCCTTTAGGAGGAGTTACAGTAGTAATGTCTTTTAAGCCATTACCACTAGAAGTGTCGCCACAAGCTGCATTTGATTTAGCAGCAATCATCTTATTGGTGACGTTTTTCTTAGTCCAATCAGCTAGTTTTGTTTTTGAAGATAAAATACTTGCAGCTGGTTCTTTAGATGTTTGAATACACATGTCGCCATTTTTTGTGCAGGTCCAGTGTGCTTGATATCCTTTACCACCAAATTGTGGAGTTTTATAATTTATAACAAAGTTCCACAGATTAGTACATTTATCCCATTGGTAATTTGATAAAAGTGTAATTTGATTTTGTGCTAAAACTTCATTTTTTTGTTCTACAAGTGTTGCACTATACAATTCTTGTATAACAGCTTTAATAGCTTCTTTAGGAAATATAGGTGCAGTAACTACAGTAGTCCAAGTAATACTTGGTGCTGCGTTATTAGGAGTACCCCAGTTTATTCTGTTATTGGCTATCTTTGTCCAGTTAGGGCTAGCATCGCTTTTCCACTGAAGTTCAACTGAAGGTGTTGCAACTACGTTTTGATTTGTAGTTCCGCTTTTACGACTAAAACTTACTTTGTAACGTCCACTATCATTTACAACAGAACCCACTTTAACATTAGCATCTGTTGTATTTTTATTAACTGTGCAAGAAGTAGTTAAACCATTTGCTAATCCATTGTTCTCATTAGTACCTGCGTTAGGAGAAACAAGTTTGCCATCAAAAGATCCATTAGAACCTGTAGCTACCCAAGTAGCAAAGTTGCTAATTGTAGTAGCATAAACATCAATTAAGTAATAAACATAGTACTTAGTATTTGTCTTATGAACAGGTACAGTAATCTTTTGATTCTTTACTAAATAAGTAGCATCAATTGTAGAACTTTCATCTTGATACCGACGAACATTTCCGTAGTAGTATGTAGCCATTAAAGAGCACTTCCAATCTTCTTAAGTACATCACTATCAGTAAGTTTCTTACCAACTAATTTTACTAGACGATCTGCTTCTTGTACACTTCCTTGAGCAATGTTTACTTTCATTTGTAAATTAATAACAACATTCTTAGAATTACTGTCGGATGAATTAGCTACGCCCATATTCATACCACCCATAGGGCCTCCTGTAGCAGGACCCCCTAAGTCTTCATTAAATCCTGAGCTAGTTAGTGAGGAGCTAAGTCCTATACTAGAAAGTTGAGTTGCATCTTTACCTAAATTAGCAGCAGCATTAGTAGCAGCTTTTTTAGCAGCCCACATAGAGTCTGAACTAATTGGTTCAGGACCAGGTATTGCAGGAGTAGCTGACTCTATAGGACCTGCTGGAGAACCACTTAGATAAGGTGCTGGGTCTATCTTAACACCTTTTTGATTAAGAATTTCAAAGTGAACATGGGGACCAGTAGAACTACCTGCACCTGTAGTGCCAGGTTTACCACCAGATCTAGCAACAACTTGTCCTGGCTTAACTTCTTGTCCTTTAGAAACATTAATTTGAGATAAGTGACCATAACGAGAGGCTGTACCGTCTTCATGCTTTACTTCAATCCAGCTTCCATAACCATCAGGGTCATTTCCAACAACGCTAACAACACCATTTGCAATAGCAGTTAGGGGAGTTCCCACAGGAGTACCAAAGTCAATACCACGGTGGTTTGCAGAAATTCCAGGATGCTTAGAGTTATCTCTTGGGCCGAACGGAGAAGTTACTGGTGTTTTTGCTGGAACTGGACTTGGATAACTTGTTGGTTCAGATGAACCACCTATTCCAAAGTTACTGTGATCACTTGGACCACCCGAACCAAAGAATCCTCCAAGGCCTCCAATAATAGAACCAACTACGGTTCCTACACCAGGAAGAATCATAGAGCCAATAGCGGCTCCTGCGCCCGCACCTGCAGCAGTACTTCCAAAACGTGTCACAGTGTTATTTACACCCATTTTATTTCCAAGTGCTTTTCCACCCTTACCAACACCAAAACCTACAGCACCTGCGGCTAAACCTGCTCCAGTTGCAGCAGCACCAGTTGCTAAGCCAGCAGCTAATCCTGCACCCTTACCAAGAAGTCCTGCAGCACCTGCACCACCAAGCAACCTGCTTACTAGAGTTACCTGTATGATAGTTGAGGCAAGGCCAGCTAATGCTCCAATAAAACCGGAAATAGCTCCGCCCATAGTTCCTGCATTAGGAAGGGTTTGTAAAATTCCTTTAAGAGTCATTAAACCATCATTAACAGGACCAAGAGTATCTGCCATAGTACTGTAGGCATCATTAAGGGCTGCAGTAGTACGAAGAGATACGTTATATCCGCCAACTAAACCTTCTTCAGTTGACTCAAGCTTTCTATTTTCACTAGAGTTAAATCTAAAATTAGAACGAATAGGCGAGCTTTTATCTACACCTAATACGTCAAGCATTGAATTTGGATCTTTGCTAGTCATTGCAGAACTAAACTTATTGTCGCTACCTGCGCTAGCACGTGCAATAATTCCTGATTGAATCATCTGCATTAGCTGTTGATCTCCGCCAGTAATCTGTTGCAGAGTTGCGTAACCCTTACTTCCAGGGTTCATTACGAGAGCAGCCTGTTGTTTTGTGATCTTTTGTCCGCGATACAAGAAACGATATACATCATTAATAATTGTATTAGGTGGTTTTAGATTGCCTTGAGGATCACGAATTTGAACACCGGCACGTAAAAAACTCATGCCGTTCATCCCTGCCACACTTGCAGCAGCCATCTCGTTACTCATACCAGACATGGCACTCATACCACTAAGTTGACCCATGATGTTTTGAGAACTTAATGAGTTAGCTGTGTAACCACCTTGATAGGTTAAATTCATTGCAGCCATGGTTGGACCCATAGCGCTTGTTGCTCCACCACCTACTTGGCTATTAGCCTGCGTAATTGCTCGGCGTGAAGACATGCCACTAAGACCAGCATATGTGTCTGCACCCATGCGCTGTGTAACTGCAGCCATAGTGTTAGGTGCTACACCCATGTATGTGGCTGCACCAAATCCTGCTAAGCCAACACCCATCCCGACTTTTTCAGCACGGGTAAAAGATCCAAGGCCAAGACGTCCAGAGCCAGGTTTATCCGAACCCAACCTAGTTGCAGAAGCTTCGGTGTCCTTAAGGACCTTACTCCACTCATCTGCAATTTGATCTACAAGTTTTTTAGCTTCTCTAAAGTATTTAATAAAACCTTTAGGCATTCCTTCAAACTCAACGTCACTGCCCATAGCTGAAAGAGAGGTAGACTCAGCATCGGAAGGGTTCTCCATATTTCCGATTGCACCTGCCATTTACATCACCGCCTTATTCTAGCCGTAGCTCTATCTAACCAATTTATACGTTCCCTAATACTTAGGTTGCGTACTTCGTTTAGTGTCCACCCTGGATAGTTCTGAACTAATAAGTCCTGCATATCCATAAGCAGTCCATAATCAATCTCGTTAACGAAACAATTCCGCTAAAGTTAGCGGAAGCGGTACCTCCGCGCCGCAAGACTGACATGGGATTTTAATTTGACTGAGTTGTGGGCCTGGGTTGCGGTTTGTAATCTCTTCAAGAATGTCTCTACGGTCTTTAAGACTTAGTCGTCTAACGTCATCCATACCCAAAACTGGGGCGCCGTTGATAGATTCAATACAGTTTTTCAGAAGAATTGTATCTAATTCTGCTGAGGTTTTGTTAGTAGAAGTTACAATAGCTTTTTGAGTGCTTCCTGTAGGAAGGCTTACTACGACTTCTCCAACCTTACACTTAACGGTAAATGTGTGTTCCCCATCAAGTTTTTTAAGGGGTACATCTCTAGTTAAGTCTACTTCAAATATTTGTTTTACTGAACAACTAGGGCATTCTCCAGGTCCTAATTTTACATCAGAACCAAAAGTAGCTTTTCTAATTGCCAGAAGTAATAGCTCACGATCACCTGCATAAAGGGCATCTAGTGTCTCTTTGTCAGCTAAGTCGTCGCCAATTTTTACTGTTGCTCTTTCAAGAATTGTTAAAAGAGCTTTTCCTGGGTCAGTGATCTTAGAGATGATCTCTTCGTCAAGTCCAGTTAATTCTCTAACTTCTGCTGTAGAAATAAAACCTTTAATTGGATCTAGTAACCCACCCAAAAGTTCTACATCTGTATCGGGCGGTGGCGTAGTAGTTACTTTAGGGGCACTACTAGCCACCACCTGATCAGAAGGTTTCATAGCTTTATTAGCTAATTCATTTGCTAAAGATGGATCGGTTGTCGCATTTATAACGGTATCAGTAGTCATATTATTTTCCTTTTTTTTTAATTAGTCGATTTCTTGAGCAGTATTAGCTAGTGTGTAATCTGTAGCGTATGCTACGTCAAAGCCTTCATGTACTAGAGACATTTCTTCTACCATAAGGGTATTAGCTCCTGCGTCTAGATTGCTGTAGGACAGTGATGAGATCCAAGCGTTATATACCTTGAATCGAAGTGAGGTGTGCTGGCCGCTAGCTGTAGTAGCTTGGGCTTGAGTTGCAGCTGCACCTGTACTTGCTTGAGGATTTGGGTGGCTCAAAACTTGAATGTCAATATCGCAACGGAATCCAGCACCCACACCACTAGTAACACTAGGTGTGATAACTGAAAACAAACGCTTCATCCATTTCATGTTTGAGTCTTGTCCCAACATTACTCCCTTAGAAAGAGTAATAGGGGTAAATGCAGATTGACCAGGAATCTGGTGAACGTTAGTATTGTATCCACCTTCACGATAGGCAATCGGTTCAGTGGTTACACTAAGACCTGATAGAGAAACAAATCCCATCTTTGCTGGCTTAAACGCTGTGTCTTTCCACTCTGCTGTTGGAAGAAATGTCACTAAGAATCTAAAATTACGGACTGGATCCGTCATTAAAGTACTAAGTGGATTTGTATATGCTGATGCCATTTTTATTTATCTCCTTTACGCTGATGCGTTTCCGGTTAGTTGTCCAAGCTTAATGACAACAAACTCTGCTGGGTATTCAAGCGCAACACCAACTTCAATGTTAACCCTACCTGCTTGAATTTCGGTGAATGGGTTGTTAGTATCATCGCATTTTACATAAAATGCTTGAGTTGGATTTGTTCCACGTAAACCACCAGCTTGCCAGTAACTACGAAGGAAGCTATTTAGTGAAGTCTTGATCTGAGACCATAGAACTGTATCGTTATTCTCAAAAACAGCAAATGATGTTAGATCATTCATAGACTTTTGAATGTAAATCAAAGAACGTCGAAGATTGATGTAACGATTATTTGGGCTATTGTCAAAAGTACGACCACCCATAATAACAATGCCTGCACCAGGAACCTGGCGAATAGCATTGATAGGGTTTACGCTTGTGTTGATAGCATCAAGTTCAGCATTAGTAAATAGGTGTTCAGTAGATACGGCAAGAGCCATAACATTCTGTAAACCTGCTGGAGTCTTAGCTGGACCACGGCTTGCATCAGTAGCAAGGTACTGACCTACAACTCCAGCACCAGGAGCCTGTAAACGAGTTACGCCAATGCTCTTAGTTGGGTCTGGAATGTTATACCATGGGTAATAAGCTGCAGCAATATTTCCAGTGCTGTTTGCAGCAAATACAGCTGAAGTAGCTGTAACTTGTTCCTGCGCTGCAGCAACTGATAATCCTGAAGGAGTATCAATAACTACGAATGCATCTGTACGGCCAGCAGCATAAGCAACTGCATCACCATGAATTTGTGAAGTCAAAGTAGATGTTGCAGCATATGGTGCGTCAGGTGCGTACATAACTAACGGATTAACTACAGAATCAAATGTTGCCCATGATGCTGAGTAATCTGTACGAACTGGTGCTACTCCGTCAGCTCCACCAGCAAGTGCTGATGCAGTAACAGTTACGCCTGGGAACTTAGTAGCGTCAAATCCTACAGTACCAATTGTAAGTACAGAAGTAGGGTTAGAGTTAATAACTGAACGTACAAAGTTTCTATCTGTAGAAGTCATACTTAAGTCAGTGTAAGATTCAACTAAGCTACTAGAAGTTGATCCGCTAACAGTAGTTGTTTGATAAACTTCAAGGCCAAAACGGTTACTAGTTCCTCCTGCAATAATAGCTACGGAGTAGTCAGAAGACCATGTTCCTGGGTTAACTGCAGTAACTATAAATACTGGGTTTGCAGCTACAGTAACGGTAACAGTTGCTGTTGCTGAAGCTCCAGTTACTGCTGTACCTGTAGCGGCACTAGTAACAGTAAATTGTGAGCTTGAACGAGACGCAATAGTTACGCTAGATAAGTTAAAAGCTGATGTTGAAAGCCCTGTAATAGTTACAGTTTGTCCAACAGTAAATGTGTTAGTAGCAGTGTAAGTAACAGTTCCGGCTGAAGCAGAAGCTGCTGTGACGGTTGCTGTAGTAGTGGTTGTAGTTCCAGGACCATCAGTGATTGTTAATGAGCCTGTAGCAGAAGATGCTCCAATTACACGCTTTACATATAGATCTCGGCCGCCATTAGCAAAAAAGTTATAGGCAGCCCAAGTGGTTGGGTATGAGTCGTTTAATCCACCAAAAGCCTTAACAAAGTCTGTCCAAGTACTAACTAGTACTGGTGCAGTCGTAAGACCTTTAGGAAGAGCTCCAACAAATGCACCGACAGCGTTTGCAGTGTTTGCAGGCTGTACAGATTGTTGCAGAGCTACTTCTTGGATATAGACTCCGGGACGGGCAAAGTTTGCCATTCGGGGTTACTCCTTCGGTTAGGTTGTTTTCTTAGTGGGGCCGGATTATTTACTGATTTATGGTAAAAGGTATAGTTTGAGATACGAGTGATGTATTAACATCCAGCACTTGATATACATCAACGAGTTGTTGGGTAAACAGCTCTGCGCTTATACGGATGTTATAGACATTGCTGAAGAGGCGTTTGCCACCTTCAGTAGTGTCTCTTTTTGAGAACCCCAACATATCCAAACGACGGTTTGTGCCGTCTTGAGGAACGGGTAGTTGCCCAAATCTAAATGGTAGTCTACCAGGTGCA